CATCACTTTCTGGGAAACCATAACAGGTGAGAAACCTTTATCACCCTTAGCCTTTACCACCTCATAAACAAGATTAGAGACTGGGAAAAGCTGAGATAATTCTTTGACAACTCGATATTCTAGGGCGCGGGGGTCGGCGTCGGGGGCGCACGGGGCAGGGGTCATGGGCGGCCTCGCGGGCTCGGCGCCGCCGGCGGCGGGTGCGGGCGGTGCATCGGTGTGACGAGAGAGCCTTAGCAGATGATCTTTCGCAGCGACAACGTGGCCGGCGTCGCGCCGGAAATTCTCGACGCGATCGTCCGCAACGCGGGCGGGACGGCCGCGCCCTACGGCGCCGACGACGCGACCGCCCGGCTGCACGACGCCTTTGCCGAAGCGTTCGAGACCGACGACCTCGCCGTCTTCCCGCTCGTCACCGGCAGCGCGGCCAACGCCCTCTCGCTCGCCCTGCTGACGCCGCCCTGGGGCGCGGTCTACGCCGAGGCGTCCGCCCACGCGATCGTCGACGAATGCGGCGGTCCCGAGCTGCAGACCGGCGGGGCCCGGCTGGTCGGGCTGCCGGGACGCCACGGCAAGCTCGACGCCGAAACCCTCGACGCGGCGTTGGCCGACTCGGGTGCGGGCGACGTCCACCATGTCCAGCCGGCGGCCCTGACGCTGACCCAGGCGACCGAGGCGGGCACGGTCTACACCCCCGACGAGGTCGCGGCGCTGGCCGCCGTCGCCCGCCGCCGCGGGCTGGGCGTCCACATGGACGGCGCGCGCTTCGCCAATGCGGTCGCGGCCGGTACGGCCGCGCCGGCGGACCTGACCTGGCGCGCCGGCGTCGACGTCCTGAGCTTCGGCGCGACCAAGAACGGCTGCCTGGCGGCCGAGGCCATCGTGCTGTTCGGCCGCGATCCGGCGCGCGAGGCGGAGTTGGGCTTCCGGCGCAAGCGTGCCGGGCATCTGCTGTCGAAGATGCGCTTCGTCTCCGTCCAGCTCGAGGCGTATCTGGCCGGCGGCCTGTGGCTCGACCTGGCGCGGCGGGCCAACGCCGCCGCGGCGCGGCTCGGTGCGGGGCTGGCCGCGCTGCCGGGCTGCGCGCCGGTCCACCCGGTCGAGGCCAACGAGGTCTTCGCCCCGCTGCCCGAGGCGGTGCGGCGGGCCTACGACGACAACGGCATCGGCTGGGGCCCCTGGGATTCGGCCACGGCGCGCATGGTCGCCGCCTTCGACACGACCGACGCCGACGTGGACCGGGCGGTCGCCGTCGCCCGCGACGCGCTGGCCGCCGCGGCGCTCACCGCCGCGGCCGGCCGCTGACCGACCCGCCATCGCCCGGGCCGGCGGCGGGGCCCGCCGGCAGCCGGGCGAAGACGTCGACGTGGCCCGGCTCGCCGGAGAGCCGGGCCCGAAGGGTCGGCGCGTCGACCCAGTCGGGAAAGGCGAAGGCGCCGCCCTCGCCGCGCACCAGGTTGTAGCGGTAGGCCCCGAGGGCCTCGAGCCGCCGCAACGCCGCCTCGGCGGCCGCCGGCGCGGCGGCCAGCGCCTCGAAGCTGATGAGGTCGAGCGGCGTGTGAAGCCCGGCGAGGACGTCGGCCTCGCCGCCCTCGACGTCGATCTTGACGTAAGCCGGCCGGCCGTAGCGGGCGATCAGCCGGTCCAGGGTCTCCACCGGCACGTCGGCCGTGCCGTCCCACCGGACCTGGCTGAACCCGGGATCGGTCCGGACGGCGCCGATCCAGTCGGCGTGCAGCGTGCTGACCGTCGGGTGCCGCCGGCTGATGCGCAAGACGGCCTCGCCCGCGGCGCCGCCGAGCGCCGCCCCGACCAGGATCACGCGCGGCTCGCCGGCGAACAGACGACGCAGCAGGGCCAGGAACACGGGCTGGGGCTCGATCGCGACGACGCGCGCCCCGGCGTCGATCAGCGCGCGCGCCCGGTGTCCGACATGGGCGCCGACGTCGAAGACCAGCGCGCCCTCGGGAAGGATGCCGGCGTAGAAGCGGACGTGCCGCCGCCGGGCGCCGCGGTCGGCCCAATAGATCCGGATCGACCGCGCCAGGCCGAGGGCGGTGGCGACGCCGTCGGCAAGCCGTCGGAAGCTCACTCCTGACGCCGGGCCTCGGCCTCGATCAGCAGGCTGACCCGGTCGCCGACCAGGCCCGAGTCGACGCCGTAGGTCATGCCCCAGTCCGACCGGTCGATCGCGCCCCGGACCGAGACGCCGACGACGTACGCGGGCGGGAATCCGGGGGGGTACGCGCCGATCTTGTTCAGCGTGACGTCGAGGGTGATCGGCCGGGTCTCGCCGCGCAGGGTCAGGTCGCCGGTGACCGTGCCGGTCGTCTCGCCGGAGGCCTCGGCGCCGGTCATGACGAAAGTCATCTCGGGATGGGTCTCGGCGTCGAGGAAGTCGCCGCTGCGTACATGCTCGTCCCGGGCCTCGTGGAAGGTGTCGACGCTGGCTGTGCGCACGACGACCTCGAGGTCGGAGAGCGTGCGCGTGGCTTCGTCGAAGACGAAGGACCCCTCGACGTCGCGGAACAGGCCCAGCGTATCGGCGTAGCCGATGTGGCTGACCAGGAAGCCGACCGTCAGGTGCTCGGGATCGAGGACGAAGCGCTGCGGCTCGGCCCGGGCGCCGGAGGGCGCCGCGACGATCGCGGCGGCCAGCGCCACGCCCGCGACAGCGGTCGACAGCCCCGGTCGCCGGCTCGAAGACTCGTCCCGACGGGATGACGGGCGTGCGGGCGACGGGCGCGTCGCGGACGGGCGGCAGGTGGCGGCGCGGCGGGCGGGCAGGGGCGTCATCTGTGTCTCCTGGGCGATCGGCCGGACGGCGCGGTCTCGATCCCTGGAGATAGGCGATCGCGTCGACGAGGAAACCCGTTCCGGCACGCCGGCGCGCCCAGCGACGCACCAGCGGACCGGCGCCGCCGCGTCGGCAGCCTGGTAAGGCACGGGAGTCGGCCCGGACGCCCCCTTGCGTTCCCGCGCCGATTGTCCTATCTCTCCGGCCACTGCCTCGGGTCCCCTTCGTCTAGAGGCCTAGGACACCGCCCTCTCACGGCGGCAACAGGGGTTCGAATCCCCTAGGGGACGCCAGCACTTAGCCGAATTTGGAGACCCCGTTTCTGTGACACGTGTCACAGTTTCAGCCTTCCAGCGCCCGCACGGCGTCGGTGAGGTAGTCGGGGTCGAACTTGCGGTACACCCTTCTAAGCGTGTCGGGGTCGCAGGCCAGCAGGTCGGCCGCCTCGTCGATCGGAATTCGCGCCATCGCCAGCCACGAGGCCGCGGTGTGGCGCAGGACGTGCGGGGTGACGTCCGGCCCCAGGCCCGCGCGCGCTCGTGCGCGCTGGAACGGCCAGCGACTGACGGTCACGGGCTGTCCGTTCCATTCGATCACGTGGCCGCTGGTCCGCGCCCTGTAGGCTTCCTCCATCGCCGCGCGGAGCTTCGGGCCCATCGGCACGATGCCGCGGCGCTTGGCGTGCTCGACCTTGCCGGGCAGCGCGCCGCGCCGGGCTGGCGGGATTGGTCCGACGCCGAGGGCGGCCGCTGGGTGCTGCTGCCCGTCCTCATCTTCACGGCCGCCGGGTCGGGGTGACGGGCATCGGCGTCGCGCCGAATGGCGGGGCGGACGGGCGGGTCATTGCCGCGCTGGCGCCCGGCGATCCGGTCCCGATCAAGGGGCCTTGCGTCCGCCTGGGTGGGCCGCCGGCGCCGGTCGGCGACGGCCGTTGCGCCAAGATCGCCCTGATAGAGGATCCCCTGACCGCCCTGCGCCTCGCCGCGACCGGCTAGTCCGTCTGGGCGCCGGTGCCGGGAACGGCTTGGACGGAGATGAAGGAACTCGCCCTGCCGCCGGAGATCAGTCTCGTCTTCGTCCCGCACGAGGCGACGGATGACGGCCACCTGCGCCGGCTGCGCGGCGGACTCTCAAGGCCCGACGTAGCTGGTGGGTGGGGCCGCCAGGTCTTCTCCCTGCCGGAGCGGGAGATCCGCTCTGCGCTCGCCTTCTGCTGGACGCCGCCCCGGGCCCGGCGGGGCGGTCGGGTATGAGGATCCCCGAGACCCTGCGCCGTCGGCTGGCCGCCCGGGCCGCGCGGATCATGGGCACGCGGCGGCCGGACGTGGTGATCGGCCCGGGCGCCGATCCGTACCTCCTGCGCTGGCACCTGATCCCGCGCAACCGCCTGTGCAACGTCTATCTCCACCGGTTCTGCCGGTCGGACGACGATCGCGCGCTGCACGACCACCCGTGGGCCTCGGTCTCGGTGATCCTTGTCAACGGGTACTACGAGGCCGTGCCGGCGGACCTGCGGCGGCCCGCGGGCACCAAGCGCCTGGTCGACCGGCCGGAGGGCTCGGTCTCGGCCCGGCGCGCGCGCTCGGCCCACCGGATCCTCCTGCGCGCGCCGGCCGCAACACGGGTCGGTCGGCTGGCGCAGGAACTGACACTCTCCCCGCGAGGCCGCGTTCCCGAGGCGACGACCCTTTTCCTGACCGGGCCGAAGGTCCGCGACTGGGGCTTCTGGTGCCCGAAGGGATGGATTCCCTGGCAGCGCTTCGTCGATCCGGGGAATTCCGGACAGATCGGCCCGGGATGCGAAGGATGACCGAGGCGCCGCCGCTCGACAGCCTGCCGGCGGGGCGCTGGCCGGTGATCCTGGCCGATCCGCCGTGGCGGTTCGCGACGTGGTCGCACCGCGGGCAGGGCAAGGGCGCCGAGCAGCACTACCGCACGATGCCGACGGCGGATATCGCCGCCCTGCCGGTCGGACCGCTGGCGGCGCCGGGGGCGCAGCTCTTCGTGTGGGCGCGCTGGCCCATGCTGCCCGATGCGCTGGCCGTCATGTCGGCTTGGGGGGCGCCCTACAGGAGCGGCGCGTTCGTCTGGGTGAAGACGGGTGGCGGTTCCGCGCGGCGACTGTTCCTGACGGAGCAGGACGTGCGCATGGGCCTCGGCTACGGCACCCGCATCGACACGGAGGTCGTGCTGCGCGGCGTCTGGCCCGGCCGGCAGCCCAAGGTCCGCGACCACGGCGTCCGCCAGACCGTCTTCGCGCCGGTCGCCCGACATTCCGAGAAGCCGGAGGCGATCCAGGACGACATCGAGCGGCTCTACGCCGGCCCCTACCTCGAGCTCTTCGCGCGGCGCGTGCGGGCGGGCTGGAGCGCGTGGGGGGACGAGGTGGGATTCGTGGAGGCGGTACCGGAGCAGGAGATGGTGGGGTGAGACTACAGCATCTTGTCACTACGCGACCCGCCCATGCGGTTGAGCGCGGCTGCATATCGGGTCTCGACGTATTGGCGCCCCGGAATCACCTCTGCCTGGGTGATCGAGCCGATGCGCGCCTCCTTGGCCAGCATCTCGGCTGTCCTGGGCAGGGCGCGTACGACGTGCTGCAGGAGCTCACCTGTCTCAATACGATTCTCAAGTGCCAGCTCGACAGAAACGTACTCGATCTCCTCGATTGGCTCGATGTCTTCAAGAAGCGCGTTCATCGCGGCGTAGAGACTTGTTACGCGCTGAGCAAGTTCAGCGGGAAGAAGCCCGATTTTATCGATATTGCCCTTGAATACTGGAAAATACTCTTTCCTGGCGCGAAATCCCCACGATATGGGCCTTCCTTCGCGGGTCATGTCGTCGATGGTGAGATCCAGGCTCTCGCGATAAGCCCTGAACTCGATCAGGGCATGAATACTCGAAAGCTCGGCGGCCAGCGCCGCCGCAAGCGCACGCCGCTGGTCCTTGTCCCGCCTGATCGACAACGAGCGCTGAGCCCAGAAGCTCGCAGCGCCGCCGGCAAGAGCACCGATCAACGCGCTGGCGACCGGGATCAACCACAGCAAGGTGTCCTCCATGGCGGTGTGCGTCCGTTCGCGCCTTTGGTCGTGGTCCTGGCGGTGCTCGATCTCTTTGCGCGAGGCCGAAGTCGGGGCCGGTCAGCCCGACTCCACCGTCAGCACGACGCGGCGGCCCATTCGGGCCAGCGCCCATTCGAGCCGGCCGATCTTGGTGGCGTGGCGGGGGTCGAGCATGCGGCGGGCCTCGGTCTCCTGGACGCCGAGGCGGGCGGCCAGGGCCGTCGTGGTCAGGCCGGCCTCGCGCACCGCCTCGTAGAGCGCGACCTTGGCCGCGATCAGCGCGCCCGGGGTCGTCGTCGGACGGCCGCGCGCCGGGCTCGCCGCCGGGATCGCCTCGCGCCGGGCGATCCGGCCGGCCAGGGCCTCCTCGAGGCAGTCGGCCGCCTCTTCGAGGGCCGCTTCCCGCGTGGGGCCGCCGGTATGGGCGGCGGGCACGTCGGGGAAGCCGACCAGCCACCAGCCGTCCTCGTCCGGCGTCAGATCGACCGGATAGCGATACTGGGTTTGCGCCATGACTCTCTCCCCTCAGATGTCGGTGGGCCGAAGCCCGAGGTCCCGGCACAGGGCATGCAGGAGCCCCTTCTTGATCTCGCCCGTCGGCACGACGGTGTGACGGTCCCCGTAGTAGAGCGTCTGGTGCCCGCCCTTGCCGCGCGTCGGGTCGACACGGACGTCGACGCCCGCCTTGCGGCCTTGCTTGCGCACCCTGCGGATGAATTCGGCCCCGTTCATGGGCCGAACGTCGCACATTCCTGTGCGGCACGCAACGGCGAAATCGCACAAATTTGTGCTGTTCCGGGGCGCCGGGAATGACCGGCCGCGACCTCTCCCGCCTCGCCGCCGACGCCAAGGCGCGGGTGCCGCTGTCCGAGTTGGTGCGCGAGGTCGTGGCGCTGCGCCGGCAGGGCCGGGACCTGGCCGGGCTGTGCCCGTTCCACGCCGAACGGACGCCGAGCTTCACGGTCGTCGACGACCGCGGCTTCTACTGGTGCTTCGGCTGCGGCGCCGGCGGCGACGCGGTGGACTGGCTTCGGGCGATCCACGGCCTCGATTTCGGCGAGGCCGTCGCCGAACTGGCGGCGCGGGCCGGGCTCGACCCGCCGGAGGGGGCGACTCCTCAGACGCAACGGCCCCGCAAGCCGCGCCCCCTGGCGGTCCGACCAGATCCTTCGGCCCTGGTGGCGCGGGATCGCGAGGCGATCAATCGGGCTCGCGGGCTCTGGCGCGCCGGTGTCCCGGTGCCGGGGACTGTGGCCGCGGCCTATCTGCGACGAAGGGGCATTGCCATTGATCCGCCGGCAAGCCTGCGGGCGGCGCCCACGCTCGATTACTGGGCTTGGGACGAAGAAGCCAAGCAGGCGGTCCGCGTCGGTGCCTGGCCGGCCTTGCTGTGCGCCGTCCAGGCGCCCGGCCCGGCCGGGGCGCCGGTCCAGGCCGTCCAGGCGATCTGGCTGGCGTCCGACGGGTCGGGCAAGGCGCGGCCGGTGCATCCGGGAACGGGCGAGGTCCTGCCGGCCAAGCGCAGCTTCGGGCGGTTCGCCGGCGGCGCCCTGCGCCTCGGTCCCGGCGACGGGCCGGCGCTCGACCTGGCGGAGGGGCCGGAGACGGGGCTGTCGCTGGTCCAGGCGCTCGGCCGGCCGGTCTGGGCGACGCTGTCGCTGGCCAACCTCGCGGGCGGTGGGCGGGGCCGGGGCCGGCCGCATCCCGACGGGCCGGGCCCGGACGGCCGGCCCCGCCGCCTGCCGAGCCCGCGCACGGACCCCGACCGGCCGGGCGTGATCCTGCCCGCGACGGTGCGCCTGGTGCGCATCGCGGAGGACGCGGACAACGGCGACCCGGCCGCCGCCGACTGCCTCTACGCCCGCGTCGCCGCCCGCTGGACGGCGGAGGGCCGGCGCGTCGAGCGCTACCGCCCGGCGCCGGGGACGGACTTCAACGACATGCTGATGGCGGAGGACGCGGCGTGAGGGCGAACGGCGTTCGCGGAGGTCGGTCGTGACCGGAGACGACACCGAGGGGGCGGACCCGTCCGCCGGCGACGCCCTCGGCGACGCGGCGGAGGGTGGGCCGCCGGCGGGCGGGGAGGCGGCGATCCGGGCGGCCGCGGCGGCGGCCGACGGCGGAGAGCCGGACGATCTGGAGCTCGCGTGGAAGCCGCGCAGCGACCTGGGCAATGCCGAGCGGCTGATCGCCCGGCACGGCCGGGACCTGGTCTACGTCACCCAGGGCGACTGGGCCGCCTGGGACGGGCGGCGGTGGAACCGGGAGGACGGCGCGCCGGAGGCCCGGATCCGGTTCCACCGGACCGTGCGGGCCATGCGCGGGGAGGTCGACGCCCTGGCCGCCGCCGGCGCCGACAAGGACACGCTCGACGCCCTGCGCCGGCATGCCAACAGCTCCGGCAACAACGGCAAGGTCGAGGGAGCCCTGAAGAACGCCCAGCCCTATCTCCGCGTGGCGGCCCGGTCGATGGACGCCGATCCGCTGGCGGTGACGGTCGCCAACGGCACCCTGCGCCTGCGCGGCGCGGCCGACGTGAGCCTGACGCCCCATGCGCGGGGCGACCTGATCACCCGGCTCGCCGGCGCCGGCTATCGCCCGTCGGCCGACGCGCCGGAGTGGCAGCGCTTCCTCGCGGCGATCCAGCCGGACGGGGCGGTGCGGGCGTTCGTTCAGCGGTTCATGGGCTACTGTCTGACCGGGCTCGTCTCCGAACAGGTGATGCTCGTGTGCTACGGCACCGGGGCGAACGGCAAGTCGACCCTGGTCAAGCACGTGGCGCGGGTTCTGGGCGACTACGCGGCGACGCTGCCGATCGCCTCGCTCCTTCAGGACGAGCGCCGGTCGGGCTCGGAAGCCTCGCCCGATCTGGCGCGCCTGCCCGGCGTGCGCCTGGTCATGGCGTCGGAGCCCGAGCGCGGCGCGAAGCTGTCGGAGAGCACGATCAAGCAGATCACCGGCGGCGAAGCGCTGGCGGTCCGGCACCTGTTCCGCGAGCAGTTCGAGTTCCCGCCGGCCTTCAAGCTCGTGATCACGACCAACCACAAGCCGCGGGTGCAGGGCCAGGACGAGGGCATCTGGCGGCGCCTGCTGATGGTGCCGTTCCATACCTTCATTCCGTATGGCCGCCGGGACCCGGACCTGGACGCCAAGCTGGAAGGGGAGGCCGACGGCATCCTCAACTGGTTGCTCGACGGCTATCGGATGTGGCGGGAGCAGGGGCTGTCGCCGCCGGACGTCGTCCGCGAGGCGACGGACGAATACCGGGTGGAGAGCGATCCCGTCGCCGACTTCCTGGCCACGTGCACCCGGCGGGTGCCGGGCACGTATGTCCGCGCCGATGTCGGCGATCGCCGGCGCCGGTGCCGCCTACGGCCTGGGCCGCGTCGTCACCGGCTTCGCGGCGGCCGGCGACGGCGCGGCGAAGACGGCCCGCCGCCTCAACATGGGCGTCGAGGGCTATCAGGAGCTCGCCTACTGGGCCGAGCGCAACGGCATTGCCCAGAACCAGATGAACCAGGGCCTGCGCCAGCTCTCCGTCCGCCTGGGCCGCGCGGCCGCGGGCGAGAACGAGAAGCTGGCGGGCCTGCTCGAGCGCCTGGGCATCGGCCTGCGCGACGCGGAGGGCGCGGCCCGGCCGGTCGAGGCGATCATGGGCGACCTGGCCGAGGCGTTCGCGCTCAACGAGGACCCGATCCTGCGCAGCCGCATGGCGACCGAGCTGTTCGGGGAGGAGATGGGCGTGAACTTCGTCGACGCGCTCAGCCAGGGCCGCGAGGCCCAGCGCGCGCTGCGGCAGGAAGCCCGCGACCTCGGCATCGTCATGAGCGGGGAGGCGGCGACGGCGGCCGAGGCGCTGACCGACGCTCAGACCAACCTCGCCGGCGCGGCCCGGGGGCTGGGCCTCGTCATCGGCGCCAAGCTGGCGCCGGTGCTCACGCCGATGATCGAGGACCTCGCCGCCTGGATCGCCGCCAACCGGGAACTGATCGGCCAGCGCGTGTCCGAGGTGGTGGGCGCCCTGGCGGAGACCCTTCGCGGCGTGGACTGGGGCGCCGTCGCCGAACGGATCGGCAGGATCGCCGGCACGGTCGAGAGCGTCGTCGAGGCCATCGGCGGCTGGGACCGCGCGGCCGTCGGCCTGGTCGCCCTGCTCAACGCCGACCTGCTGGTCGCCATCGGCGCGGTCGCCAAGGCGCTGGGTGCGCTGGCCGTCACGCTGCTCGCCAACCCGATCGGCCTCGCCGTCTTGGCGATCGCCGGCGGCGCCTACCTGATCGTGCGCAACTGGGAGGGCATCGGCCGGTGGTTCGGGGAGCTGTGGGATAGCGTGAGAACGATCTTCCGAGGCTTCGGCAATTGGCTGGGCGGGATCTTCACCGGGGATTTCGGCCGGGCCGCCGACGGCGTGCGCGAGATGTGGTCCGGCATCGAGGACTACTACGCCACGCTCTGGAACGGCGTGACGTCGGTGTTCCAGGGCTTCGCGACCTGGATCGAGACGACCTTCGGCGTCGACCTCTCCGCCGCCGTGGCGCCGATCCGGGAGGCCTGGGCGCCCATCGGCCGGTTCTTCGACGACCTGATGACCCGGATCGCCGACGCCTTCCGCAGGGTCTGGGAAGTGGTCGGCCCGATCGTGGAGGACCTGCGCCTGGCTGTCGGCAAGATCACCGAATGGACCGGCCGGATCGGCGAGGCGCTGAGCGACAACGCCATCACCCGCGGTGCCGGCGCCGTGGCGGACATGGCCGACCGGCTGTTCGGCGGGGACGAGGCGGACGACGCCCTGGCGGCCGGGGCGGGGCAGGGCGCCGACGCCGCAGCGACCGGCCCCCGAGCCGCACCCGGCGGCCCGCCCGACCTTGTCGGCCGCTCCGTCGCCGCCGGCGTGGGCGCGCCGGGTGGGGGCGAGGTGCGGGTGCTCAACCGCGTGGAGATCCCCAACGCACCCGAGGGGACGCGGGTCACCACCGAGACCGAGGGCCCCGGCGGGCAGCGGGAGCGGGAGAGCTTCTGGCCGGCGGGGTGGTTTTGAGGGTGCAACCAGTGACCGTGGCCCGATGATCGCCTATTATTGAAAGTCGCACTGACGGAATCGACCTGTTCGTGAGCGGGGCCGCGTGCCGGCCCCGAAGCCAGGGAGCATCCCGAGGATGCGCGACGCCGATGTTCGCCGCGCCCTGCTTTGCACGCTCGAAGACCAGCACGGCGACGAACCCGATACGCGCATCGTCCAGGAGATGGGCGTCTGGTCGGGGTCGGTCCGAATCGACGTGGCGGTCATCAACGGCGAGCTGACGGGCTTCGAGATCAAGAGCGACCGCGACACGCTCGACCGCCTGCCGGTGCAGGCCGACCTCTACAGCCGCGTTTTCGACCGCGTCCATCTCGTGGTTGGGGAGCGGTACGCCGCCAAGGCGCGGAGGCTTCTGCCCGACTGGTGGGGGATCACGGTCGCCCGCGCGCGGGCCGACTCGCTGGCCCTGTTCGAGGACCGGGAGGCGGGCCGCAACCCCGATCCCGAGCCCTATCTGGTCGCGCAGTTGATGTGGCGCGCCGAGGCGCTGGCGCTCCTGGACCGCTACGGGTTGGCCAAGGGCTTCCGGTCCAAGACGGCCGAGGTGATCCACAACCGCCTGGCCCGCGAGCTGCCGTTCGACGTCCTGGCCCGGCACGTCCGGGAGACGCTGAAGCGGCGGGAGGGCTGGCTAGGGAAGTCGGTCGGCGACAAGCCAGAGGTGCCGGTTGACCATGATGCCGGCCCAGGTGACGCGGCTGCCGGCATTGGTCGTCCCGTTGGCGATGGCCCGGATATGCTGGTCGGCGACGCACCCGCGCAGTCCGCCGAACGCCGGCTCGTCCAGTAGTTTCGTGGCGTGGCCCCGGTACTGCAGCTCCATCTTCCGACCGCTGGGGCCGGCCGTCGGCCGGCCCTTCAAGACGACCCAGGCGTCGTCGATCGCGTACTTCACGCTGACGGTCGCCCGCCCCATCGCCGGGCCGGGCGGCTCCGTCAGGTCGGGATTGGCATGGGCGTAGTCCCCGTAGTCGAGGGCGAACGGCACGGCCTCGGCGACGGCGGACCACAGGTGCCAGTCGCTGCGCCGCAGCTCGGACCGGCCGAAGGGGAGCGCGGACAGATCCCGGGGCGCGGCCGCGGAAGCGAGCGCGATAGAGCGCCAGCGATCGGGGTGAGGGAGCTTCTGCGTCAGCACGTAGCGCAGGTAGTCGGCGACGCCGGCCACACTGCCGGGAGTGATTTCCCCCGCGTCGACGACGAGGTCGATGTCCTCGGGACGCCAGCCGTGGTCGGCCGTTCGAGCCGCCAGGGCGCCGACCTCCTCGGGCGCGGCCTTCACCACGAGGCCGGGCCCGTAGCGCCCGATCATGCTGCGGGCGGCCTGGACGTAGCCTCCCGGCGCGGAGAGCGGGATCGACGGGATCACCGGGACGCCCGCCGCGCCCAGGGCCGCGAACAGGCTCGAGAACGTGCCGGCGCCGCCCACTGTGTCGAAGTGGAAGCGGCCGTCCAGAGCGATCGGGCGATTGCGCCATGCGTCGGCGAACTTGGATGCGAACCGGCTTGTCGGCTTCTCCGGCAGGTGGATGACGGGGAAGATCCGGTCCGTGGCCGCCTGATCCAGGTCTCTCAGCGCAACGGCCTCGCCCGCCTTCGAGCGGAGCAGGGGAACATAGCGACGGCGCATCGGTCCTCTTTCGTGTGAGTCGATCGGCTGACCAAGCGGCCGTTCACACGAAGATCACAGCACTCTCCGCAACTCAAGTGCGTAGTGCGCTTCTCTTGCTATCGTCGGCGCGGGAGATCCGGGTCGGCCCGCGAAACGGTGCGCACGGTTCGCAAGTAGAGGACGTCGGTCTCGGGTACACGATTGCGGTTTGGGGGGTGGCCGGTTTCGGCCGGGACTCTCCACCCAACGCTTTGATTTTGTTGAGTAATGGGGTGGCCGGTTCTCCGTTGTGACGATGCGGTTGTCGGAGATTCCGGCAGACTGGCGACGGGAGCCCCGGCAGGGCAGGTGCCGCCGCAGCGAGGATCAGCCCCCGACCTTGTCGGCCGCTCCGTCGCCGTGGGCGTCGCCGGCGTGGGAGCGCCGGGCGGGGGCGAGGTGCGGGTGCTCAACCGCGTGGAGATCCCCAACGCACCCGAGGGGACGCGGGTCACCACCGAGACCGAGGGCCCCGGCGGGCAGCGGGAGCGGGAGAGCTTCTGGCCAGCGGGGTGGTGGTGAGGTCGACGATTAGACGAGAGCACTCCAGCGGACCCGGACATGAGGGGCTTGAAAATTATCCGTCGCCGTGAACACTCTTCTGTTCAACAATTCTGAAGAGAGCTGGGAGAGGTTTGGAAGCGATGCCGACCGCGTACAAGACAGTCCACTATAGAAGGTTGAAGCGCGAAGCATTTCCCGACAAGACGCTCGCCGTCGCACTCGACGACGCGATGAAAAGTGATGTCGGCAATGGCACGACCTATATCCAAGATTGGCAGAGTCGTAGAGCTCCAGCACCACGCGGAGATGGTTCAGAGAGATTCATAAACTATTACGAACCGGTTGATGAGAATGGTATCTCTTTCGGCACACTTTGCGTGTTCTCTCCTGGTCAGATGCAAGCTCTCTTGGATATAAGTGCGGGCACATCCTCTCCGACCGCACCTGTCGATATGGTCGGAATTGCCGAAGAGACCGCTCCAAGCGGGATGGAGTTTCTTCATGGGATCACGTATTGGCTCTGCATTCACGATCATTTCTTGATGGCTCAACACATTTCTTTGAAATCAAAAGCTATAGAAGAATACTTTACTTGGTTTCTGCGCGATAAAACCGGTCAGATTGCCTCAAGCGACTATGTTATTCTTGACGCGGCCTTCGATCTCGCTTCGATTGGCGGAGATCTTGGAGAAATAAACAAAATTCACGTTGGTGGATTAGTTCCAGAGACCATACCACAGGTAGGAGATGAGCAACCTCAAACACGGGAATCGTTTACCGTAAGAGATGTAGAGGAACATCGGTCACTTTTTAAGGGGCAGCCGGCCCTTGGCAGGGCGCGTAATATATTGGATGCGGTTTTTGGAGACACAGATGCGCAGAGGATAATGAATTCGGTTCCAGAAGATGCTGCACTAGAAGTAAGTGTAAATGTCGGATATAGTTCAACAAAAAGAAAGATTGATAAAAATTTCATGTCGGAGATGGCAACTAGTTTGCGTAATTTTGAAGATGGAGAGGTTCGTATTGAGGGAAAGGATACAAAAATTAAGGGAGATAGCGCGTTTATTCAGGAAAAGATGCCATTCGCTTTACTCCACGATGGCAGTTCACTCCTGGATCTACCGGATACGAGGGACAAGCTGATTAAAGTGTACACCAGGCTCATGGAGGATGGTAGACTCCCTATGTGAACGTTTTAGGAACAAGGCATGCTCTGGCGTGTGCAGATCGTTGTCCCTCTCTCATGTGGTGTGATGGCGTTCTTCGTAATGAAGCCGCACCATTGGGTCGAGGTGCGCCAGGGTCTCTTGGTAATCCTCTCGATCATCGCAGGCGCAGTTATGGTGCGTCTTGCGCGTGGTGTTCCAGCCATTGAAACAGAGTATCTTTCGTCGGATGAAGTTGCCAAGTTTCGGATGGCTGTAGAGAAAGTCACTATTCGTTTAGTGGTAATGCTAATCGCCACATTATTAGCGGTGCTTGGGCTGGCACTTATTTCACTATTCCAACAAATCATTCTAGAGATTTCTTGGCTCAAAAAAGAAAGTATTGAGTTGTCATTATCATTAGTGAGCGGAGCGCTTGGTGCTCTAGTTTCGTATGTGTTTGTGCGTGTATACTTCCTAGTAAGGGCGGATCGGAGTCTGATGAGAATTCAGGGGGATTTTCTATTGCAAAATATCGAAAGAAGAGAGAATAAAGAGAAAGCAAGGCAATTTGAACTTTCCGTAGAAAATAGTGTTACGCAAAGACGTCAGAAAAATCCGGAGAATTATGGCCGGAGAATTGAACATTAGAGCGGGAATCTAGTGTTCATCTAGTTGTACAGTCGCGATTCATGTGGCGGTTAGGACTGGGTTAGGGGCTTCTTAACCTCACTCCCGGCCCGCCGCCGTTCGCGTCGATGAACTCGACGCCGGCGGCCTCGAAGGCCGCCCGGACAACGGCAATCGTCGACGCGTTGGTGCGCTCGCCTCGCTCGATCCGTGTCACCGTGTTCGGCGAAACCTTGGCTCTCGCGGCGAGCTCGCGGACCCCGAGTTGCAGGGCAGCCCGCGCCATCCGGCATTGTTCTGGTGTCAGCATGATCGGATCGTGCTCTCGGGTGGGCCTACGGCTGCCTCAGCCTCACCCCCGGCCCGCCGCCGTTCGCGTCGATGAACTCGACGCCGGCGGCCTCGAGGACTTTGCAGATGTCGGCCAAGGTCCGGTCGTAGGGCTTCCTCCTGCCGGCTTCGAACTCGGTGAGTGTCGCCCTGGAAACTCGGGCAGCGCTTGCGAGCTCTTCCTGAGAGAGGCCCACGAGACCACGCGCGGCGCGGCACTGTGCCGGAGTTATCTTCATTTCGCCCAACTCTATTCGGAATGCGTTGACTTGGCTGAAAAGCGGCATTATGGCTAACCGTAGGCGGAGCGCATTGGAAGGGCAACGGGCATGACGGACACTCTCTATCGACAGACCAAGTCGCCGAACTCGCCCGAGTCACTGGAGCCGGATCATCAGCGCAGTTGGTCCGATAGCGCAGAGATGTCGGTCACTGTCGTCGCCTGGCGCCGCTGGCACGCCGCCTTCCAGGCCCTCCAGTCCGCTTGGATCGAGGCCGACACGACCCCGTCGCCCGCGGCCGACGCGGTGGTGGCCGAGGCCGACCGGGCGGAGGAGGCGGCGCGGGCTGCGGTGCTGGCGCGCCGCGAGCTTACGCCGGCGGCGATCGGCGCGCGGCTGCACATCGTCTTCACCCTGGCCGAGGTCGTCGACGACCCGGCCAACGAGCCGCTGCGCGACCTGGCGCGGCTGACCGAGCCGCTTGTCCCGGCAGACCTTGCCCGCGCCCTGCGCGAGTCCATCGATCCGATCGAAGAGGAGTGACACCGTGACCGCCATCGTCGAGCAGGTCGAGTTCCAGGGGCAGACGCTGTGGGCTGCCAGCGAGGACGGTGCGATCTACGTCGCCGTCAAGCCGATCTGCGAGGCGCTCGGCCTCTCGCTAGAAGGCCAGCGCCAGCGGATCAAGCGGGACGAGGTACTGTCAGAAGGGGCGTGTGTCATACACGCCCCTTCGCCGGGAGGGGTCCAGCCGACCTATTCCCTCCGACTCGACCTCCTGAATGGCTGGCTGTTCGGGATCGATGACCGGCGCGTCCGGGACGCGGCGACGCGGGAGCGGGTGCTGACCTACAAGCGCGAGTGCTACCGCGTCCTGTTCGAGCACTTCCACGGCCGCGCCGCCGAGGCCGTCGGCGATGCGGCGGACGGGGAGGAGAGAGCGGCGGCGGCCGGCCCGCTCGACCTGCCGGCCGACGCCCGCATCTGGGTGGAGCTGGTGCGCGAGGCCCGCCTGCTGCGGGGCAGGCCCGCCGCCGAGGCCCTGTGGCTCGCCTCGCCCCTGCCGCCCCTGCCGGAGGGCGAGCGGCGCGACGGCGCGGCGGGCGGAGGGTCGGCCGGCGGCGCCGACCCGGCCGCCCGGGCGATCGGCACCTTCCTCGCCGAACGCACCGAGCCTGCCCCGGGCCACCAGACCCCCGCCGGCGCCCTCTACCGCGCCTATGCCGCCTGGTGCGCCGACCACGCCCTCGACCCCGTCACCACCACCGCCTTCGGCCGGGCGCTCGGGGCGCGAGGTTACGCCAAGCGGAAGGCGGGGACGGTGTTCTACACGGGGCTGCGGGTGCGGGAGGCGAGGGCGGCCGCCCCGGCCGACGAGATCGCCCTGAGCGCCACGGGCGGATAGCGAACGGCGTTCGCGTTTGCCAAGAAAGGCCCTGAACCAACTTTCACGCACGTTTAGAAATGATTCTCAGTAATCACCATTCAATATTCTCCGATAATCATCGTCATCACGTGTCAATTGTGTCCAAAAGATGATGCGCTTGTGTTGAATGTTATTACGATCTTCATCGGTCATTTCGTTATGTATTGATCTTCTAATATCTGGAGCGATTTCCATCTCCGGCGAGGCGCGCCGAGCGATTTCCATTGACTGGGTTCGATCAGTGCTATCCGCCATACGATCAAGCAACCTGTTAACGCGTTTGGCGACAAAATCTGGATGAAAGTTCCCACTTAGCAACCTTCCTGAACTTGAATCTTCGCCTAAATCTGGAAGAGCTATGAATCCAATGTACTGATCGGCATTATTGAACCAACTCTCGATAAATTTATCGTATTCTGGAAAACACAACAGAGAATGAAGTGGAAGGAAATACTTTCTCCATCTAGATACATATTTTTCCTTTGTGCTGCATTTTTTTGTTGCAATCGGAAAAACATAATTAGCTGGTACTATATTTACGCCTTCAATATCCGGAAGATATCGTGATCCAGAATCGAGAATAGATAATGGATGATAAAACATATAAAAACACAACGTTGTGCTTCCAGCATTATTCATCAAGGTTTTTGCTTGATCTCCATGATTCTTGCCATAATCTAGATGATTGTAATATCCATATGTTGTTCTCTTGGTTTTTCTGATCTTAGCTCGTTTCGATTGAATGAGAAACTTCCTCATTATATTATCTCTGGGTGCGGCGAATATCCATTCCATGTCTGCGCCAGTTTTTGACTCAATTGGAAAGTCAAATTTCACAAAATAAGGCTGTATCGAAATAAGACTTGCCAAAAATAGGTCAGTAACAGATTCCTCGCGAAAATTTCTTTTAAGTGTCCTGTCCATCTCTAAAAAGCGAGCGACTGTGTGCGGGAATTGTTTCGAAAATTGGCAGAGCATGTAGCGTCTCCTCCCATTATGGCGCTTGTCTCAGATTGGCCGGCTGGGCGGCCAAGGATGCGCAACCTAAAGTGAAAAATGCTTTGCATAATTTGACCAAAGAGACAATCACTTACCCCGCCCGATAGACTCCCGCACCGACCATCCGATGCGGGAGCCCTGCCCATGTCCTGGAGAGCCGAAGCCCGTCCGGCCGCGTTTCGCGGCGTGCCGTTCTGGGTGGAGGATGCCGGCGCGTCGGGCGGCCGCCGGGGGGAGGATCACGAGTACCCGCAGCGCGAGCGCGGCTGGGCGGAGGACCTGGGCGCGGCCGCGCGGCAGGGGACGCTCGCCGGCTACCTGATCGGGCCGGACCACCGGGCGCAGGCCGCGCGGCTGGAGGCGGCGCTGGGGCGGGCCGGGCCGGGGACGCTCGACCATCCGCACCGGGGCGAGCTGCGCGTCCAGGTCCGCCGCTGGCGCTTCGCCGAGCGCGCGGCCGAAGGCGGGATGACGCGGGTCCATCTGGACTTCGTCGAGGCCGGGGAGAACGTCCAGCCGACCGCCGCGCCCGACACCGGGGCCGAGGCGGGCCGGGCGGCCGATGCCGCAGAGGCGGCCGCCCGCCGGGCCTTCCGGGTGGCCGCGCGCCTCGCGACCATGACCGACACGGTGCGTGCCGCCCTGCGCGGCGACATCGGCGCGATCGTCGCCGTGACGGGCGAGGCGCTGGCGATGATCCCGGTGCGCGACATCGCGGCCGCCGCCGGGCTCGACCGGGCGCTCGCCGGGCTGGCGGCGGCGGCGGACCGGGATATCGACCTGGGCGATGCCGCCGCGCTCGCCGGCCGGGTGGGCGACGCGGTCGACCTGCTGCGCCGGTCGGGGGCCGTCGACGTCGCCCGGCCGGCGCTCGCCCGGCTCGGCTGGGCCGACGGTGCGGACGGGGCGCTCGGCATCGTCGATACCGCCTCCGGCGGGGTCGGGGCGCGGGACGCGCCGACGGCCGCCCGGCGCGGGCTCGACCGGCTGGCCGGTTTCGGCACCCTGCCGGCACCCGGCAGCGGGCCGGCTGCGACCGCGGCGGCCAACGGCGCGGCCGTGACCCGGCTGGTGCGCCGCGTCGCCACCGTCGCCATCGCCCGGGCAACCCTTGACCGACCGAGCGACGACCGGCCCCCGGGCGACCGGGCCGACGCGCTCGCCCTGCGCGACGATGTGCTGGGCGCGCTCGACCGCGTCGTGCTCGATGCCGGGGAGACCGGGGAGGACGCGGTCGCCGGTGCCTTCGCCGGGCTGTCGGTCGCCGTCGCCCGTCATCTCTCCGGCCGCGCCGACCGCGCTCGGCCGGCGCCGGCCGAAACGGGCGCGGCCCTGCCGGTCCCGTCGCTGGTCGCGGCCTACCGGGCCGCCGGCGACGCCGCCGGGGCGCCCGCGCTGGCGGCGGGCGCCTGGCATCCGGCGTTCGTCGGCGGGGTGGGATCGTGACGGCCCTCCCTGCGGAGCCCGCCCACCCGGACGGCACCATCCGGCTCGAGGTCGGCGGGCGGATCTACGCCGGCTGGACGGCCGTCCGGGTCACCCGCGACCTGCAACGCGAGGCGTCGGAGTTCGAGGTCTCGGTGACGGAGCGCTGGGCCGACCGGGACACGCCCTGGATCGTGCGCCCGGGCGCGGCCGCGCGGCTGACGCTCGACGACGCGCCGCTGGTGACCGGCTGGATCGACACGGTGGAGCCGTCGATCGACGGGCAGCGCCACGGCGTCACCTGGCGCGGCGCCTCGCGCACCGTCGATCTGGTCGACTGCTCGGCGATGGTGCCGGGCGGGCAGTTCGTCGGCTACGACCTGGCGGCGATCGCCCGCGCGCTGGCCGGGCCGTTCGGGCTGGAGGTCGCGGTCGAGGCCGGGGTCGGGCGAGCCTTCGCGGAGGTCCAGATCAACCAGGGGGAGCGGGCGGCCCAGCTCCTCCAGCGGCTCGCGGCGCTGCGCCAGGTGCTGGTGACCGACGACGCCGACGGCCGGCTCGTCCTGACCCGGCCGGGCGAACGCCGTTCGCCCGAGCCGCTGGTGCTGGGCGAGGGCGGCAACGTGCTGGCCGCCCGGGCGCGACTGTCCCAGGCGGCACGGCACAGCGCCTACACCGTCAAGGCCCAGGCGGCGGGCACCGACTTCGCCTTCGGCCCGGCGGCGGCGGAGGTGCGGGGCGAGGCGACGGACCCGGCCGTCACCCGCCACCGGCCGCTGCTGCTGATCGCCGAGGCCGGCACCGACGCGGCCGGGGCGGGCGAGCGCGCCCGGTGGGAGGCGACGGCCCGGGCGGCCGGCGGCACCGCGGCGACCGTCACCGTGCGCGGCTGGCGCCGGGCCGACGGCACGCTCTGGCGGCCGAACGAGCGGGTGCGCGTGACGATCCCGCCGCTCCAGCTCGACCGCGAGCTGCTGGTCCTGCGCACGGTGCACGCCCTCGACGCCGCGCGCATGGTGACGGAGCTGACGCTCGCTCCGCCCGAGGCCCTGGCGCCCGAGCCGGCCGGGCCGGAGCCGCGCGGCGACGGGGCGGGCGCGGCCGAGGCCGACCCGTGGAAGGACGTGGAGGCGATCCGATGACCCTGCCGGCCTGGGGCCGCGACGCCCTGGTGCGCCTGCGCAACCTGGTGGCGCGCGGGACGCTCAAGGGCACCGACGACGGCGGCAAGATGCAGCGCGTCGATCTCGGCCTGATGGCGGACGAGTCCAAGCGCGGGGTCGAGCACTTCCAGCCCTACGGCCTGACCGCCCATGCCCGGCCGGGGGCGGAGGCGGTGGTCGTCTTCCCCGCCGGCGGGCGCGAGCACGGCCTGGTGGTCGTGATCGACGACCGCCGCTACCGCCTCCAGGGCCTCGCGGAGGGGGAGGTCGCGCTGTACTCCGACGAAGACGGGCAGGGCGGCCACCGGGTCCACCTGCGGCGCGGCCGGGTCGTCGAGGTCCGCTGCGCCCGGCTGGAGATCAAGGCCGACACGGTGGAGATCGACGCGGCGGAGACCCGGGTGACCGGCGCACTGACGGAGATGACCGGCCAGGGCAACGCGACCGCCGTGCACGAGATGCGCGAGCGCTTCAACGCCCACCGCCATCCGGAGAACGGCGGCGGCGGGCCGACCGACACCCCCGACCGGACGATGTGAGGAGGCGCGGCCGTGGCGGACATCCTGACCCTGTGGGATCCCGAGACCCTGTCCGCCGACTGGCGCGTCGCCGGCCCCGACGGCGCCGCGCTCGGGCCGGGCGGAACGGGCGAGGGCGGCGCGCTGGCGGAGGACGCCGAGCTCGTCTCCGCCGTCCTCCTCAGCCTGTTCACCGACGCCCGCGCCCGCGACGACGACCGCCTGCCCGACGCCCCGGAGGACGGCCCCGCCCCCGGCACCCCCGGCGACCGCCGCGGCTGGTGGGCCGACGCCGAGGCACCCGAGGGCGCGCTGGGCAGCCGCCTGTGGCTGCTGTCCCGGGAGAAGGCGACCGAGCGCACGCGGCGCCGGGCGGAGCAGTATGCCGAGGAGGCGCTGGCGTGGATGGTGGAGGATGGGCTGGTGGAGGCGGTGCGGGTGGAGGCGGACTGGACGGCGCCCGAACGGCTCGACCTGGCTGTCACCCTGGCGCTTCCGGGTGGCCGCCCGGTGCGTCGGACTTGGGCCTGGTACACTGGCGAGACCATTGGCGCGTTTCGCCAACCGGATCTGTTCTGAACCCATCCGGTTGATTTTTCGCCTGGCCGGATTATATGGTGGGGGTGCGGATGTTCCGCAGGGAGGACGATGATGCTTACGCCTTTCGGTGTGACCCTCAGAAAGCTGCGTCTCGACAAGCAGATGCGGCTCCTGGACCTTGCGCGCGCGCTCGGGCACTCGTCGTCTTACGTCTCCGCCATCGAAACGGGCCGCAAGCCGATCCCGGACGGCTACGTCCAGTCGGTGGCAGGTGTAATGAAACTGAGCACGGCCGAAGCGGCCGAGCTTCAGCGTTCCGCCGATCGAACCCGGGAGGAGGTTGCGGTGGCCGACCTCGACGAGCCAAAGAAAGAGCTCGTCGCGGAGTTCGCACGCAAGGTGAGCACGTTCGACGAACGGCAACTGGAGCGGATAAAGCGCTCGTGGGTCTTCAAGAGCGATGGCTCCGAGCCTTTTAACCGACGCCGGCGCGGCCTGCTCGTCGCGCCGGCGAGTTACGACAAGCTCTGGAATGCTGCTGACACGGTCAGGTCCGCTCTCGTGCCGGATGATCAGATCTACGCACCAGTGGACGAGATCGTCGAATCAAAACTTGGGGCCTTCTTCGAAGGCTATTGCTTCGATGTGCTTGAAGAGCACGAGATGCGCAATGAAGAAGGTCGAGCAATCCCGAGCACCAATACAATCGAGATTCGTAACGACGTATATCAGGCTGCATGTGATGGCGAGCCAAGGCCCCGCTTCACCCTCGCTCACGAGCTCGGACACTTCCTTCTTCATCGGCACGTGGCGATGCCGCGATCGAGCGATGACCATCCGATCTATCGCGACGCTGAATGGCAGGCGGACACCTTTGCCGGCGCATTCCTTATGCCTCGCCGGCATTTGGCGCGCTTCGACAGCATCCGTACTGCGGCGTCAATGTGCGGCATCTCTGTCCGCGCCGCAGAAGTGATGTGGGGAAAGTACAGGGAGCGCGGCTATGTCTGAGATTGAGGCGATCGCGAGTTGCCGCTCGCGATCGCCTCATACTCTGGTCGGGTAACGGGGCTTGCCGATCAGGGCACTTGCCCACCCAACGTACAGACAGCGGGACGATAGTTCCGCACGTCGGGTTAAGCAAGTGTGACCGCGCCCCGCTCGCATAGGCAAAAAGGAGGAGCTGATGCCCAATAAGCACAGCCTCCCGCCTGCGCCCCCGGGACGTCGGTACATCTTCCGGCCCTGGCGGCGGTGTCCGAAGACGGGGCGTCGAATACACGCCTCTGAGTACGGGCTCAAGGCGTTCCCGATCCTGATCCCGGAATAGCGTGATGGATCGGTGCTCGGGGTCGCTGGCGATCGCGGCGACCCCGATCTCCTCTTATCTAGGTGGTCGTTTCTGAGGAGCAATCCCCTGCCCCGATTGCACCCGGCCGCCAAATCCCCTACCTTGGCTTACAGTCACGCGCAGCCCGCCCGGCCCCCGGCCGCGGCGGGCTTTGTCGTTTCCGCACCCCCGCATTCCGAGGCGCCCCGTGCCCTTCGCCAGACCCTCCCTCCAGGCCCTGCGGGAGCGGGGCCGGGCGGCGTTCGCCGCGCGGCTCGGCGGGCCCGGCGGCCTGCCGCGGCACAGCAACCTGCGCGTCCTGGCCGACGTCATGGCCGGGCTGATGCACGAGCAGTACGGCTTCCTCGACCGGGTCGCCCGGCAGATCCTGCCCGACACGGCCGAGGGGCCGTATCTCGAGCGCCAGGCCGCCGTCTGGGGGCTCGCCCGCAAGCCGCCCGCCTTCGCCGCCGGCCCGGTCGCCTTCGCCGGCGCCGACGGCGCGGCCGTGCCGGCGGGCACCGCGCTCCACGCCGCCGACGGCCGGGCCTATCGCGTGGTCGACGGCGTGACGCTCGCCGGCGGCACCGGCACCGCGACCGTCGAGGCGGCCGAGCCCGGGGCGGCCGGCAACCGGGCGGCGGGGGCGGCGCTCGGCCTGAGCGTCGCGCTGGCCGGCGTCGAGGCGCAGGCGACGGTCGGGGCCGGCGGCCTCGCCGGCGGGGCGGACGCGGAGGCGGACGAGAGCCTGCGCGACCGGCTGCTCTACCGCATCCGGCGGCCGCCGCACGGCGGGGCGGCGGGGGACTACCGCGCCTGGGCGCTCGAGGTGCCGGGTGTCACCCGGGTCTGGGTGCGCGCCGGCGCGCTGGGGCCGGGCACGGTCGTGGTCTACGTCGCCATGGACGACGCCTATCCCGACGGCATCCCCCAGGGCACGGCCGGGCCGGCGGGCCACACCGGCGACCTGGCGGCCGTGTTCGACCATATCGAGCCGCTGCGCCCGGTCACGGCCGAGGTGACGGTCCTGGCGCCGACGCCCCGGCCGCTCGCGCTGACAATCGCCGACCTGGAGCCCGACACGCCGGAGACCCGCGCCGCCGTCGCCGCGGAGGTCGCCGACCTGATCCGCCGCAAGGGCGAGCCCGGCGGCACGATCCGGGTGAGCTGGCTGTGGGAGGCTGTGTCCGTCGCCGCCGGCGAGCGCTCCCACCGGATCGTCGCGCCGGCCGGCGACGTCGCCCACGCCCCGGCCGAGCTGCCCGTCCCGGGCGCCGTCGCCTACGCCTGACCGGCTCCGCCCGACCCGATCCGACCATGCCCGGCCTCATGCCCGCGCCGGCGGCCCTGCGCCGCGTCGGCCGCGCCGCCTATCGCGACGCGCTGCTCGCCCTGCTGCCCCTCGGCCGCGCCTGGCGGGCGGAGCCGGAGTCGGTCCAGGGCCGGGTGTGCGACGCCCTGGCGGCGGAGCCGGCACACCATCACGGCCGTGCGACGGACCTGCTGGAGGAGTCCTGCCCCGACCGGATCGTCGAGCTGCTGGCCGACTGGGAGCGCGCCTGCGGCCTGCCGGACCCGTGCACGCCCCAGGGCGACGCCACGGCGGAGGAGCGGCGCGCCGCCGTCGTCGCCCGGCTGACGGCGACCGGCGGGCAGACGATCGCCTACTTCCGAGCCCTGGCCGAGCGCCTCGGCTACGCGGTCGCGATCCGCGAGGTTCGGCCGTTCGAGGCCGGCTGGTCGGACTGCGGCGGGACGGCCGAGTGCGGACCGCCGGAGATCCGGCATGTCTGGCACGTCGCCGTCGCCGGCCCGCGCGTCACCCACTTCCGCGCCGGCGAGAGCGAGGCCGGCGGCGACCCGCTGGTCACCGTGCGCGTGGCCGAGGACCTGGAATGCCTGCTGCGCCGGTGGAAGCCGGCGCAGTCCCTGCTGGCGGTCGACTACGAAGGAGCGTGAGAGCGATGGACTACGTCGTGCCCTACGGCAACGCCGGGCCGGGCGGCGAGTACCTGGACCGGCAGACGAGCCCGGCGATCGTCCAGGGCTCGATCCCGCCGGCCGCCGCGATCGAGCACCCGATGCGCGAGATCGTAGAGGTCATCCGGCATTGGCTGGGCGACCAGGCGCCCGATGCCGGCGACCTCACGCAACTCCGTCAGGCGATCGCGACGGCCGTGGCGGCCGTGCCGGGCAGCCCCGCAGGGGCAGTAATGCCGTTCGCCGGGCCGTCGGCCCCGGCCGGCTGGCTCAAGGCCAACGGTGCGGCCGTTCCGGTGGCGGGCTATGCCGCCCTGGACGCGGCGATCTACTGCGGCGACGTCGCCAACGACACAGCCGACTGGGGTTTCCGGTGTACGGACCCGCTGAATCCCCCGGCGACCCGAGCGGTGGACGGGACCCACGTCGTGCTGCCGGACCTCCGCGGCGAGTTCACTCGCGGCTGGGACGACGGTCGCGGCGCGGACGGCGGCCGGTCGCTCTGGGCCTGGCAGCCGGGTACGGCGATCGGCGAGGCGAACTCGGGTTACTTCCGGGACGTCAAGAACGGCGACGGCACCGACGGGAGCTTCTCGACCAACTTCGTAACCGGCGACGGCAGCGCGAGCTACACCTACCGGCTCCTCCGGCCGCGCAACCTGGCGCTGCTCTGGTGCATCAAGGTGTGATGGAGGGATCGATGCGGATTTGGCACTACAGCGCGGCCACAGGCGAGCTTCTTGGCGCCGGCACGGCCGACCCCGATCCCAGGCAGCCCGACAGCCATCTGGTCCCGGCCAACGCCACGTCCGTGGCCCCGCCGGACACCGGATCCGACGCCGTGGCCCGGTTCGATCCGGCGGCGCGCCAGTGGTCGGTGGTCGAGGACCATCGGGGGGCCACGGCCTACGACATCGCCACGGGCGAGGCGGAGACCGTCCACGTCCTGGGCTCGATTCCACCGGATCGCACCCTTGCGGTGCCCGGCCCCGACGATCGATGGGACCTCGAGGTCGGGGCATGGGTGGAGGATCCCACCCGCCGCGCCGACCGGCTGACGGCCGCGCGGGCCGAGGCCGCCGCGGCGCTGGACCGGGCCGCGGAGCGGGCACGCCTGGCGGGGATCACCTCGGGCGACGGGCAGGCGATGGTCTACGAGGCCAAGGCGCAGGAGGCGGCGGCCGCCGTGTCGGCCCGGGCGGCGGGGGCGAGTCTCGAGCCGGCAGACTATCCGTTCCTGGCCGCGGAAGTCGGCATCACCGGCGACGTCCTGGGCGACGTCGCCGTCGTGATCCTCGCCAGGCGGGCCGAGTGGACACGGACCGCCGCCGCCATCGAGGCCGCGCGCCTCGGCGGCAAGGCGGCGATCGAGGCCGCCGCCGACCCGGACGCCGTCGCCGCCGCGCGCGACCGGGCGCTGACGGATCTGGCCGCGCTGGCGACCGCGCCGGCCTGAGCCGACCGACCTTCGACTTCCGGAGAGGCCCCATGGACCCCGTCTGGCTGGGCGCGGCGACCGCCGCCGTCTCCGCGATAATCAGTGGCGGCGCCTTGACGTTCTCGCTCTGGCGCTGGTGGCTTTCGCGCTTGGAGAGCCTGCGCCGGGAGACGCAGGCCGAGTTGCGCGAATTGGACGAGCGCCGGCGCCAGGACACCGTGGCGCTGCACCAGCGCATCAAGGAGGTCGACGAGGCCTCGGTCGGCAAGTCGGAGCTGCACCGGGAGGTCGGCCGGATCGAGACCGCGATCGGCGAGGTCCTCAAGGAGGTTCGCGACCTCAACAGCCGCCTGTTCACGGTCGCCCAGGCCCGATCGATCACCGGCAAGTCGCTCTCCCCCCACGACTGACCCGCGAACGACGTTCGCCCCCGTTCGTCGACCCGACCCGACACGCGCCCCGCCCGGCACCCCGCCGCGGGGGGGCTTTTCGACTCCGCGCCCCGACCCGTTCCGACAAGGAGACCGACCATGCACGCCGCCGAGACCGCCGCCGCCCCGCACGCCCCGGCCCGCCCGGTGCCGATGAGCCACCCCGCCTGGATGCCGATCGCCCAGGCCGAACTGGGCACGAAGGAGGTGCCGGGCGCCGGCCACAACGCCGCGATCCTGGGCTACTTCGATGCCGTGACCTACCGGGCGACGACGGACGAGACGCCCTGGTGCGCCGCCTTCGCGAGCTGGGCGCTCGAGCGGGCGGGCGTGGCCTCGACCCGCTCGGCCCGGGCGCGCAGCTATGCCGAGGGCTGGGGCGTCGAGCTGGAGGCGCCGCGCTACGGCGCCGTCGCCGTGTTCTGGCGCGGCCGGCGCGACGGCCCGGCCGGGCATGTCGGCTTCTACGTCGGCCGCGGGCCGGACGGCCGGCCGCTGATCCTTGGCGGCAACCAGTCCGACGCGGTCACGGTCGCGCCGATCGGGGAGAAGCGGCTGCTGGGCTACTACTGGCCCGGCGGCGTGGCCCTCGACCTGCCGGACGCCCCGCCGCCGCCGCGCCGCTCCCCGGCGGAGAGCCGGACGGTCCGCGCCGCCGGCGCCGTCGGGCTGGGCGGCCTGCTGTCGGCCGTCTCGACCCTGACGCCGCTGGCGGGCGACCTGGCCGCCGCGGTGGAGGGCAATCCGGCCGGCGCGATCCTCATCGCCGGCCTGGCGGCGGTCGCCGTCGCCGCCCTGTTCGCATGGCTGCGCCTGGACGACTGGCGCCGGGGCCGGCGGTGAGCGCCGTCCTCGCCCTGCTCGCCGGCCTGCTCCCGGGCCGGCGGGCGCGCCTGTGGCTGGCCGCCGCCGCACTGGTGGCGGCCGCCGTCGCCCTGGCCGTCCTCGGCGCCCGCCGCGCCGGCGCCCGCGCCGCCCGCCAGGCGGCCGAGCTCGACGCTCTGCGCCGCACGCTGAACGCCAAGGAGACCCGCGATGCCGTGGAAGACGACCTGCGCCGCGCTGGCGATCGCGCTGTCCGCGACCGCCTGCGCACCCGCTGGACCCGCCGGCCCTGAGGCGGCCTGCGCCGCGTTCCGGCCGATCTACCTGGCGCCGGCGGAGGTCGAGGCCCTGACGGCCGAGACCGCGGCGGCCGTGCTGGCGCACAACGAGACGGGGGTGCGGGTGTGTGGGTGGTGAGGGGAGGCGAAGCGATCCGCCGCGCACTGGCACGGAACTTATGCGTCGGCCGGGGTGTCTCGCCTAAGTGGATTTGAAACGTGCTGCTCCCACCTTCATGATCAGGAGCGATTCACGGTGACGGTCGACCGTGATGCAGTCTGCGCGTGGGAGCGACGTCCGATGGTCGACAGGGATGTTGAACGCTTGCGCGAGCTCGTGAGAGCGGTGCTCGAGGAACGGTTCGACGACGTCGAATTCGTGGCCATCAACGTCCACCCGGACGTGGACGATGACGGCATGGAGTACCTGGAGATCGCGATCGTCTTCGACAGCCAGCGGACGTCGCTCGACGCCCGCAAGACCTCGGGCCTGGTCCGCCACCTCCGGCCCCGCTTGGCGGAGGTCGGCGAGACGGCTTTCCCGATCCTCTCCTTCATCGCGAAATCCGACCTGGGGAACACGAGCCCTGAGGCCGCTTGATCTGCTCGATACGGCGCGGGATCTGGTCGGCGCCGGCCGGCGCAAGCCACGGCAAGCCAATCTGCGCCGGGCCGTCAGCACGCGCCTGCGCACCTGCTGGACCGCCGACCCTGAGACGGCGCGTGCGGACTTCCGGTCGATCTACCTGACACCCGGGGAGGTCGAGGCCCTGTCTGCCGAGACCGCTACGACGGTGCTGGCGCATAGCGAGACGGTGGCGCGCGTGCGGGGCGCGGAGCGGAGGTATAGAGCCGATACATCCTCAATCTTACCGGTGACTGTAGCGTTATCAGGGCCTATATTGGTCGGGGCGGTTAGGTTGCACTGGGTCCTGTTGGGGCTGAGCATGAACTGTAGATCGTCCTAATGGTAGGATCAGTGAGCTTAACAGTGATCAATATCCCTTCCGTCTATTTTCCTAGAGCGTATTTCTCTCTAGAATTAGGCGAATAAAAACAGCATGAGAGTTTTGAAATGAGGTTTAATCTAAACGAAAAATATTCCGGTACTTTTGAGGTTGGGGATCAGGAATTACTGGGGGAGTTGACGTTTGCAAAGAAAGATTCACTATTAAAGGTGGTGGGCAATATACCCTTCCCGAGGTATAATCCGGTAAATGTTGACATACACGGTCAATTAATTGATGGACATAAAGTTTCATTGCTTCATTGTGTATGCACACAGAATGGAACAATGCTTGTTGACGGGGTGAGGAAGTATTATGCTCACTACTTTCCGCATTTTGTTATATCGAGATCGGACAAAGTCTGTTCTGAAAAGAAAATTGTAAAAAGTATTGTGTTCAAAGTAGATGATGCGGTACGGGCATTTAACGATTTTGGCGTATTTGGAGAAATCTTCAATCCAAGCGAGCCGCTTCGGACGAAAATTGAAGAAGAGTCACCTTATCAAGGTATCAAATTAAATGAGAAAAGTGCTGTATATTATTACTCGGGTAAAAGGGAAATTTTCAGTAGCTATACATCCTCTTGTCGAATTGAAGGGTATTATGCTCCAAATTTCACGGTTGGTGGGGTCGGTGGATTCTCAATTGATAGTGATATAAAGTTTAAAATTAGTTATGAATCAGCGGTGAACTTTGAAAAATCTATAGATGATGTTCTGCATCTGGTAAAATTCATCGAAGTTATATGCAATAGAACTCAAAACATAGATGATTTAATAATAGAAGTATCTCTAGACAATGAACAGTCTGAGTTTTGCATTGTTCATTGGTCCATGAAGCAAGAGCGTAAGTCTGAGAATGAGCTCGATGTTTTTCATTCCGTAGACGTTCTAATCTCACCTTTAGAAGAAAAAAAGCAATTTGAGCAGATATTATTAGGGTGGTTTTTGACAAAAGAAAAGATGGCGTTTTCGAGGAATCAATTCTTTAGTTCTTTCTCTATGCGGGGTAGAATTGATATCAATCGATTAGTTGTTAGTGTCAATATGTTCGATACTTTGCCGTCCGAGTTGTTTCAGATTGGTAGCGAATTGCCCGATGACTTTGTGCGGATCTGTGATGAGTTTCGTGATAGATTAAAAGATCAACCAAATATACCTGAAAGGGATTCAATTTTATCTACAATTGGTCAGATTAAGAAGCCAAGACTAAAGAGAAAAATCCGAATGAGATGCCAAATTGTTCAGGACGCAGTATCGAGTAAGTTCGATGATTTGTCAGTGGTAACTGACGAAGCAGTAAACTGTAGGAATTTTTTTGTGCACGGGGGAAAATCAAAGATTAACTACGAAGGAAACCCTAACCTCATTGCGTTTTTTATTGAAATTATGGAATTTTTTTATATTGCCTCTCAGTTTGTGGAATTTGGGTGGGACGTGAATAAATGGATTAAGGCCGATACTGTTGGCTCCCATAGATTCTGTAATCTAAAGATTGATTACAATGATAAGATTAAGAAGTTTCATGCGTTGATATCACCATAAATTATTTTATATATTCATAAGAATCAAAATAACTTACTGGCAAATGAATTATTTAATAAATCATATAGGTTCTGTCAGTTGGATGTAAATGAGCTTAATACATTAATCGAAAATATTATTTTTCATGTGTCTGAATTCGCATCATGAGCGACGGTATCACCGCTCTCGAAGTTCGTAATGGCCAACTTGTTTGTCTGCGATCGCGCCTGCCGAGCGCTGCGCCAGCTTTTGAATGTCAGCCGGCATTATTGCCCAGTGCTGAATCAAGTGTCGCCCGGGCCGTCCGGAACCGGTTATCGTTGTCTGAGCCTGACACCGGGCCCACCGCCGTTCGGTTCGATGAATTGCACACCGGCGGCCTCTAGGTCACGAACTCATAAAGGGGATTCCCTTTGGCGGCCCGCCGTGATTCAAGGTCCTCGAAGGAGGGGCCATGACCCAGACACGGCGCTACGAACTGACGGACTTCGAATGGTCGATCATCGAGCCGCTGTTGCC